GAGCAGGCTTTAATGCCAATTATCGAGGAAGCTAAGACAGCCTTGCGCAATTACAAGTTACAACTTCATCAGATGATACAGACCTTTGAAGATATGGATATAAAGCAGTTTTTCATCAACGCAAAAATTAAATTTAGGTATAACACATTTAATCAGTAGTCAGGTTTCAGTAGTCAGACATTAGAAACCTAACAAAGTAATTAATCATTAACAATTAATTTTTTATATTATGGCATACGTAGATAACAACGCCACTACTTGGGGCGAAGTAGAATTCAAGTTCGGAGCGCCAGGAGCAGGAGGCGCAATGGGTACTGTTCTTAAGACATTAGGGATTGTCAAAGAAGGCAGTTACAATATAGATAAAGAAGATGGTAAGGAGTACAAATGGATAGCCATCGGGGGTAAAATCATTGACCAAATGAAAGGAGAGCCTACTTACAAGTTTAAATGTACTGTAAAAAACTTTAGTAAGGCACTACTTTCTGAGATTTGGGATATTGAAGAAGTAGGAGATAAACTCGTTATGAAGTCTTTTGTTTCCAAAAAGAAATTCTCAGTATCTATTATTCCTAAAGTGTCAGGAGCTGAAAAAGTAGATATATTCTACTGTTCTATGACAGGGACTCTTACCTATGACGAGGAAAGTGGCTACAATATAGAAATTGAAATCACTTCACTTGATGGTGGTAAAGGATATTTTTCAACCGAAAAAGTAGCGTAACCTTATGGAAGAGAAAGTAGCACAAACACTACTTGAAGAACCAACCACAATAATCATTGGGGGCGAAGCGTATAAAGTCGCTCCGCCCTCTATTATTACATTGGTAAGGGCTTCAAAGTACATCAGCAAGATACCCGCCGATACCATTGACGAGGAGCATATATTCGGCTCTATTGTTCACAAGGCGGAAGATTACGAGAATATAGCATGGGCTGTGGCTGTTATCCTCTTAGGTAACCGCTTCACAGAGATAGTGCGCCCCCCTTTTTGGCAGTTTTGGAAACGAAAGAAGAATATTACCCAAGGGGAGGTATTAGCTAATAAATTGACTAAAGCTCCTGTATCTGAAATATCCGAAGCCTTTTTCAAGGTAATAGGACAAATGGATATACGCTCTTTTTTCGTAATTTCCACTTCCCTCAAAGGAATGATGATCACCAAACCAACGAAGGAGGTGGAGAACGAAACGATAGTATCTGGGGGCTCGTAGGCTCGTTTGCCAAACAGTACAGGCTAACCTTTGAGTATGTGCTAAATATGAGTTACGCCAATGTAATGCTATATAGTTCTGTGATACCCTCGTATGATTACGATAAGAAAGACAAAAAGGAATCACCAAAAAATGAAACACGAACTGACTTCGCGGGCTTTCTCTCGAAATTAAAAGCAATCCAGTAATAAACAAACCACTATGCAAGAAAATGAAGGTAGACTACTCTTTGAGGTAAGAGCAGACCAAACAGATATAAAGAAAGATATTGAGGCTATCAAAAAGCAATTTGAGAGCTTGACAGAAAAGACTAAGGAAGAAGGTAAAAAACAAGCCGAAGTATGGCAGAACCTTATCAAGGGGGCTACTGCCTATTTTACTTTGCAGGGAGCGTCAGCCTTCATTAAGCAGGTGGTAGCTGTCCGCTCGCAATTTCAACAGCTTGAAATATCCTTTGGTACTATGCTAAAGAGCAAGGAGAAAGCCAATGATCTAATGGCGCAAATGGCTGATTTAGCAGCTAAAACCCCTTTCGGATTAGAGGAAGTATCTGAAGGGGCTAAGCGTTTACTTGCCTTTCAAGTCCCTGCCGAGGAAGTAACCGAGACCCTACGCCGTATGGGTGATGTCGCTGCGGGATTAGGTGTTCCTATGGGGCAACTTATTCATGTGTACGGACAAGTCAAAGCACAAGGAAAGCTAATGACCAATGACCTATACCAGTTCATGAATGCAGGTATTCCTATTATAGCCGAATTGAGTAAGGTTGTAGGTAAGAGCGAAACCGAGATTAAAGACATGGTTTCTGCGGGGAAAATAGGCTTTCCAGAGGTACAAGCGGTTATAAAGAATATGACCAATGAGGGCGGGCTTTTCTTTAACCTAATGGTAGAACAAAGCAAGTCATTAGGAGGGCAAATATCCAACCTTGGGGATAGCTTCGACCAAATGCTTAATGATATAGGAAAAGCAAGCGAGGGCTATATATCAGGGGCTATTCAAGGGGTTACTTTCTTGGTTGAGAATTACAAGACATTAGGAAAGGTGATAGCGGGGCTTATTGTTACCTATGGAGCGTATAGAACTGCTGTACTAATGAATATTGCACTTACCAAAGGTTGGGCAGTAGCGGCCAAGGAAGATGCTATAGCTAAAGGCATACAGACTGCTGCTACTAATGCTGCCACTGTTGCCACTAAAGCTCTCAATGCTGCTATGAAAGCCAATCCTTATGTATTAGTAGCTACTGCGGTAGTTGGATTAGGTGCTGCTATATGGGCTTTGAAAGACAAAACTACTGCGGCAGATAAGGCACAACAGGATTATAACAACCAAAAACAACAATCCAT